AGATTATCGTGCATCTAAACGCGCCAATTACTTAACATTCACGGATATACTAATGGATGTCGCATCTGTGGAATGGACAAAAGTAAATGGGCAAATACCCTCCAACTATTGGATTCGCCATAAAATAGGGAAGGCTGGCTTCAGAGATGTCACGGACAATCGTATAGAGAATCTGGAGATGACACTTGCTAGGAATTTTTACGATTACCGAATTGAGGCGAATGTGATGCCAAAAGGGGCTATCCCTCTGCCGCAGACTAAGCTAAGAGAGTGGTTTCATTATGACGAGGAGACAGGTGTTTTATTTGCGCGGAAGCCCTATATCTCGGTATATGGCGTACGTGATGCTTCCAATCGTAGACCAGTTGTGAGGGTGAAGGGTGGAGGATGCTATTACGATATAGCGACTTCTTGTTATATTTACATGCATGGTCCACTTCCTCCTTTGGTCTATGTGGGGTTCAAGAATATGGACCCTAACAATTTGTCTATTGACAATCTTGGCTTATTTCCTTGTGATTATGGTGTAGTTGAACTTCGCCGGGATTATGAGTTTAAAGAAGGGGAAATATGGTTGAAAGCGATGGGGCTCAAAGTGCCCCGAGGGACATTAACTGTGCCCGGGGCAAGACTGAGCCAGACTGTAGCACGAGCGCTTCTAGCATGAGCGTAGTGGTGTACACAGACGGTGCCTGCCAGGGCAACCCAGGGCCTGGCGGGTGGGGCTTCGTCCATATCATAGATGGCGTAACAGCGCTGGAATCGTGGGGCGGAGAAGTGCATACTACTAACAACCGGATGGAGTTGATGGGGGCTATTGCTGCGCTGGAATGCCTTGACGGTAATCGCAGAGTGGAGTTATATACTGATTCGAAGTATGTTCTGGAGGGATTTACAAAGTGGTTGGCTGGCTGGCAACAACGGGGTTGGAAATTGGCCTCGGGGAAGCCAGTCAAGAATGAGGACCTGTGGAGGCGGTTAGATATCGCCTGCGCACCTCATGCGGTAACGTGGAAGTGGGTGAAAGGCCATTCTGGCAATGCGGGAAACGAAAGGGCCGATGCTTTGGCCGGTATCTTTATTTTAGGAGAAAGAGTATGAACAGTGCAGTAACAGATAACGCGCGTATTAGTGAAGGCACAAGAGATAGCCTTAGAGAAATGGCAAAGTACTACGGCTGTTATAGTCAAGACCTTTCGGGGCTTTGCATCACCTTGTTTGTGGAAGAACACCTTGTAGTTACCGCAGAAGCGGCTGCAATGGGACGTACGAAGAACTGCAAACCCTTTATATCGCAGAATATTGCCGCCAGACTAGGCGCTGGAATTGTGGGGGATAGCATACAGTTAGGCCTCATTGTAGAGACTGGGTTTGATTACTTTCTACAAAATCCAAATTGTATTGAGCAGCTCAAGGTGTTAAGCTCGCCTACCAGGGGAGTTATTGTAGAAATTCCTGATTCCTTGCAGTTGCCTCAGCATAATGTGGCGCGATTCGTTGCGTCTAGCCTGCTGCGCTCTACAGGCATTGTTGCCACGACAGCGCCCCCTTCTTCGCGCCATGTATCTGTTGTCCTGCAGAAGGAGGATCTCCGTAGGTTGAGAAATTATTTGCCGGCTGGTGCGGGTCTGGGGTGGCTCCTTGCGCCTCCAGATCTAGGCTTGACGGTCTTAGCCATCAGAACGTGTAGCAAGACAGGCGGCACGGTCCATGATATGCGGTGGGGCAGTGATCCCGTGAAGGTCTTGCTCCCGCGTGTGAAAGACCAGGGGAAAATGCAGCTAGAATTAGTGCGTTACTTGACACAGTTGTAACACTAGGGAGCGTCCTTCTTTTAGCCCTACTGTCCTTCGGGGCGGTAGGGCACCCTATTTTTTTTTTTTTTTTCTTCAGTCCTTTTAGCCCTGCTGTCCTTTGGGGCGGTAGGGCACCCTATTTTTTTTTTTTTTTTTGGAGATACTGCGATGCAAAATGAGTATGCTTACAGCTATACAGTGCCTGTGGTAGAGCCGTTAGGCCAAATAGAGTCAACAGAGATAACAGAACCGACAGAGCCAATAGAAACAACAAAGGTATACTACAGTAGCGTGACGTCCCAAGGGGTGGCTGCTTGGGGGCTCACTTTCGACATGGATGGGGCGACAATAGACCTAAGTGGATGCCCTCCTCGTGTCACTTTTGAGGGGAGGGAGGGGAAATACTTACCTAGCAAGGCTACCTTAAAGCGAGCTGCTATGACTGCATTAATGGAACAGTTCGGTACTGACTACTTTTTCCAAACATCCCCAATGGTCAAGACCCATCCGATGCAGATTAGGTCTGCCGCTTTGGCCTCCCGTGCAGTGTTCATGGGGCTGGAACATGTAGACAATTTTGCGGATTTGGCGTGGTTGCAAATTAATACGGAAGCTCGCTGACGCTCCCCCTTAGGCCGTAGAGGTGCTCGCTGGCGCTCCCTGGTGGTGACAATTTAGCGGCAGTACCCTGCAAAATAGCGTGTGCAACAGGGGGCAAAAAATCAGCAGAACGTGGCCCCGGCAGGCCATGAACCGCGAGGGCTGCGGGGGAGGCCATGAACGGCGAGGGCTGCGGAGGACCGAAAAGTGGGTCGAAAACTGGTCGCAGGCGGAGCGCGGGGGCGCGGGTTGACTACCACCCAAAAATTGCGGCGGCGGCGAGTGCGGGACGGACGCGGGGGTGAGGGCGGTGGAGGTGAGTGGGGGAGGGTGAGGTGCGGTACGGTTACATAATGATGGCGGGGTTTTCTTGATTGGTTTTCCCTTCGCGCATCCGTATCTTCTCACCTTGGCTCAGAATTGGCTAAAAGGGTGAGGAAGATCGAGTAGGATCATGTATTCATCTGGGCCTGTAAGGGCGGCAGGTCTAAGAGAGTGCCTTAGGGCGCGGTGATTTGAAAGTAAGGCTTTAATAGAGCGAGAAGGTATGGGTATCATGGATTGCTTAAGGTTGAATAACTATAATCGGGTTATTTCGCTGCAATCAAACAAATGGGTAGGGTGTCAATATAGCTCTTGAAGTTACCGTTTTCTTAAGGTGATGGATACAACCCCCATTGGTGATATAATCAAATTTGTCATGCCGACAAAGGAGATGTGGATTGTGCAGCTGATAGTAGTCTTATTCACTCGGTAAGGGTGGACAGGATGGATTTTGGTGACCTTCACGGGTTGGCAAGAGGGAAGCACCCCTCCGTTATGATATTTTAATTACAATTCTTTGAAGCTGCTGTTTAGCTTCCGCCTAGGCTTTCTTGGTGGCAGATAAGGGTTGTAATTAAAATGTCTTGGCGAATCGGCTATACTGGCGCATGACCTGAGACCACACCTCAGGCATGTCGAAATACGCCCTCGCCCTCGCCCGAGCGATTAAGATTTCTTTTAAGCCTCTTTAAAGCTTCTATTACTAATGTTATAGGATGTCTTTAAAGAGGCTGTAAAGGTTCCTTAACATCCCTAAAGAGTGTCTTTATGGTTACTTTAAAGTAATCGTTAGAGGCCTTTTTAGGGTTCAAAGTTGTTCTTTAAAGTCTTCTTTAAAGTCTTCTTTAAAGTCTTCTTTAATGATAATTATAAATAGATACATTTAATGATACTTATTAATGATAACTAATAGCAATTAAGGACCTTATAGAAGACATTTAATGATACTTATTAATGATAACTAATAGCAATTAAGGACCTTAAGGAAGACATTTAATGATACTTATTAATGATAACTAATAGCAATTAAGGACCTTAAAGAAGACCTTAAAGAAGACCTTAAAGAAGACCTTAAAGAAGACTTTATAGAGAAAACCTTAAAGAGAAAACTTAAAGAGAAAATAATGACGACTAAACGGCTAAACAAAAAAGAGAGCACTTTACAATGGTGGGTGCTATTATAAAGTGCTTTAACACGAAATTAAAAGGAGACCTGTGATGTTCACAGATACTTATGTGAATTCCATTCACTTGCAACCAAAGAGTAAATCATTACCAGAGAATTATGTGGTACAGCCCTACAAGGCCGGGACTGGCGCAAGCAAGGACCGTCTAATTGCCTTACAGTTCGACCCAATAGCTGAATTGGTGATATCACATCGCCGATTAGAGAACGAAATAGAGCGGATGGAACAATGGAGAGATGGTGGTGAATGCCCCATGACATCTGACGGTAAGAGAAGAGCCTATCGGCCTGAGGTACATCATGCCCTTTACACCCAACTATCTAAGATTAGTGAATCATTACTCCGCTATGGGTACGGAAGGGTTAGTGAAGTAGCTATTCTACAAACACAACAAATCTCTCCTTTGGTGATAACGCTAAGCGATGAAGACTTTACGGAAATAGCTAATGGCTAATATCTCACTGCATAAGACACAATCTGATGTGTTTAAAAAGGCGTTACTGCTCGATAAGGCCAGATTCACAGCGGTGTGTTGCAGTAGAGGGTGGGGTAAATCCTTCCTAGCCGCCGTAGTGGCCACAACAGCCGCTCATGAATTACTAACATTGCCTAAAAATGTGCCTAATAAATTTGTATATATCATTGCTCCAACGTATGATCAAGTTGTGGATATCTATTATCCCCTTCTGGCATACGATCTAGGGTTGGAAGACCGTTGCGAGAGCATGAGTAGACAAACAGGTAGGTTCGTTTTTGCTAATGGCACCGAAATACGATTGATCTCATATGAGTCAGTGGAAAGAATACGTGGCAAAGGCTGCTATATGGTTGTGTGGGATGAAGTCTCTAGCTGTCGAAGAGGGATACACCCTCAAGAGGCATGGGAGGGTACAATTCTACCAGCTATCAATACCAGATGGAGCCCAATGCGTGTTCAGATGCTTAAACACCAGTATGGTGAGTTAGCGTCAGCCCTTAAGCCCGGTAGAGGCCTCATTATCGGTACACCTAAGGGCTACAATTATTTCCACAAGCTATGTATGAATCACGAGAGCGATGGTGATTGGAGTTATTTCAACTTCGATTACACACACTCCCCCTATTTAGATCCTGTCGAGATTGACAAGATTAAGACCAGCATGGACCCCATAACGTTTGCAAGTGAGTATTTGGCATTGTTCAAAGAGTCAGGGAACAGCGTATTCTATTGTTTTGACCGTAATATACATGTAAGAAAAGACTTACCAGACCTGGAGGAAGAAGAAGATGTGCATGTCGCCATCGATTTCAACGTTGCCTTACAGTGCTCTGCTGTCTTTGTAATACGTGGTGGTCAAATGCATTTTATTGACCAATTTAAGGGGCACCCAGATACAGAGGAGCTCGCGAAGGCTATTAATGGCCGCTATAAAAATGGTAAAAGAAAGATATATACCTACCCTGACCCTAGTGGTCGTTCTAGAAAGACTTCAGCGCCTGTAGGGCGTACTGATTTTAGCATACTAGACTCTCACGGTCTCAAGACATTAGCTCGCTCTAAAGCACCTCCTATTGTGGATAGCGTGCAGGCAGTTAATCGTCTATTAAGAGACGCAAACGGAAACACAAACATGTTCATCCACCCCCGGTGCGCGGACGTCATAGTCAGTATGGAAAGGACTAGATGGCTAGACAATAACCCTGACACTGCTGCGATAGACAAGAGCGAGAGTATTGAGCATTTCTCTGATGGTGTGCGGTATGCCGTCGAGTATCTCTACCCGGTCTATAGCGGCGTCAAGGCTACCGCGAGAGGCAGGAGGTTTTAAAGGGAGTTATAATGGAAACACAAGATTGGGTAAATATCCTATTAGGGGTTGGCAGCTTCGTTGCAGCCCTTGGGGTCGCAAAGATCAACGGATTACAAACACTTCTTTCACAGAATGAAAAAGATACACAAGAATTAAGACTATTGATTGCCAATGACTATGTAAAGCGGTCTGATTTGCAGATGCAGCTTGTCGAAATACTAAAGAAGCTGGATAAACTAGAAGATCTGGAAGTGCAATTGGCAAGCAACTACGCAAAGAAACAGGACTTAAAGGATCTAGGTGAGTCTCTGGGTAGAAAACTGGATCTAGTCTTAAGCAAAATAAACGATAAAGCAGACAGGACGGAGTTAAGAAATGGCAAGGTCTAAATTAACGGCCACCACTACAGACATCATTACAGACGGCGGCAGTGTACTGTGGTCTATTGTGAGAGGTGAGCAATTAGAATTTCCAGTCACATTAACCTTTATTGATGATGTGACTAAGCCGGGGTATATCTGGGAAGCGATTGTCGTTGAAGGTCTTAATGTTGCCGGACAACGCTCGCCGCCCACAGCAGTCCACCCCGCCGCAGTAGCAACTCAGCTAGTTGTGAGGATCCCTGTGGTTATCGGCAAGTATACCGCTACAACAGCGTATACCCGCGAAAACGTGGTGACTTGGGAGGGCAAGGCATATCGTCTATTCGCTGGTGTCGCATCTTACCCAGGCGTCCCAGGGGTAGACCCTCTGTGGATTGAGACCACCCTTAACATCATCTATCTGCAATTCCCGGCTAGCCTTGCTGCTGGCTGGGAGCTACAACCCACAGTGGCAGACTCTATTTACGGCTTTTTCGAGCTAAGGGTAACGGAGCCTGTCCAGAATATTTTCTCTAGAACTTGGAAACCAGTGAGAGGAATGGTAGAGATACTCTTTAGCCCTACTGAGCAGACAGTCTAGTGGCCACCTCATTGGTGATATCGATACCTACGCCGCTGGAAATCATTGCGACTCCTCCGACGGTCAGAGTGCCTTCATCATCATACACACTCGCCCCCTTACTGGCTAGCACTTGGAACTTCATGCTTGTGAGCAATACAGCTCCTCCCACGGTAGACAGCCTAGTCGTGCTAGACCTCGAGGTAGATTCGTATGATATGGGGCGCTCTTCGATAATGGACCCTACGTTGTTCATAGAGAACTTCGATGTACTGCCATATCCAGCTGACTTCTCCTCTCGACAAATTGAGCCAGGGCAGCTAGACATATGTGTGCCCCAGAATGAATTAACGCTGGCGTGTGAAGCGTTTCTAATGCCTGAAGGCCAAGCGGACGGATGGCTAACAGACCCAATGTCTGTGCTATACAGCAAGCCACTCGCGGAAGTAGCGAGCCAGCTAGACGTCTCTTACCGCACTCCGAACAAAGTCACCTTTGAGGTGGTGAAGGGCGCTGCAGAGCTACTTAGCTTTGATGCGGTTGTGTCTGTAATTACCCCTATTCTGCCAGTAGAGATACTTGCATGGGATGTCACTACTGAATTTACAACGACGTATCAGACCTCTGAGGTCTGCTTCCGTGGACCTAATCGCTACACCTTCTCGACGGTCAGCGGCAGTGATGATCGCCTCCTGTCAGTAGACAAAGGTGTGTATGAGCCAGTCCGCCCTGTTACGCAGCTATCTTTCGACACTAGTACCTTTTTGGCAACAAACATTATCCTTGGAGGTGGACCTGAGTTTACAGTAGCTCGTAGTATCTTTGACGCTAAGCAGTTCAGCGATGGAATACTTAGAGTGATAGGCCCGACAACTCATGAGCATTTGCCTATAATTGACACAATAAGCTTTAATGGCGCACATGCCTTACAAAGTAATCCTTTCGTAACAGAATTTGTTACAGTCGTACCTAATATTACTCGAGCTGATTCACTCAGACCACAAACATCTATATTCGTAGACGCATCACATTTCATCTCTGACAGAGGTCTTTGCAACGATGAGGTTATAATCTCCATGCAGAACTACTTCTCTGAAGAGTATGTGGAAGCCGGCTACATGGGATAACACCACTAAGGACTTCAAATGTTAACAGAAAATTTAAAATCAAGCGGCACCGTCACCCTCGTGCTCACAGATGAGCATGGGAACGTGAAGGCAACCGAGAAAGCAAACCTCATTGTAAACACAGGGTTGGCTTTCATTACTTCGAGAATGTTAGGTGAGACGTCACCTATTGTGTCCCATATCCAACTAGGCTCTGACGAAAGCGAATACCCTGTCAGACCAATTGACGTTGACCTGACAGCACCCTTATTGCCAAGAGCAGCATTAACTCAAGCCGGTCAACAAGTCCAGACAACAGTCGCTAACGATTCAGTGCAATACGTAGCTTCCTTCATTGCAGGCCAAGCTGTTGGGCCAATTCGTGAAGCAGGGTTATTTACGGCAGTAGCAGGTGGCACAATGATAGCTCGCACAAAATTTCTAGTAATCAACAAAGGTGCATTAGATACCTTAGCGATTACTTGGAAAATTGCAATAGCGCAATAACGCCATGGTTGACATTATCACGCGGTTGGGCAAGGGGCTCCCTCTCACGAATATCGAGATGGACACCAACCTTACCAACATAAAAACAGCTATCGAGTCCTTTGGCATCCCCACAGGCGGGACCAGCACAACTGGTGCATTTTATGGATTCAAATACAACAGAGACACAGGGGCATTGACCTACGATGTCATTGATGACGGAACATTAATTAGACCGTCCCTTTATGAGCTATATTTTCGGTCAGATGTGGCGTTAGAGTTCACTGCTAATGCTACTGGCCACTTACAGGTAAAGGTGCTATGACTACTTTAAATATTGAATTAGGGAAAATGAGGTTTGATTTCTCCGGTGAGTGGGCCGTAGGTACGGTCTATGAAGCCAACGACGTTGTCCGTTACGGCGGTAACCTATATGCATACATCAATGCAATAAGCACAGCAGGAATGGTCCCAGGAACAGTCCTCTACTGGAAATTGATGGTGCCTGGGATTAGCTTCTCGGGTCCTTATGTTCCTGCACGTGTCTACCACCCAGGCGATGCAGTCTCCGATGGTGGGCGTACTTATGTCTGCAACACAGACAACACAACAGTAGCCCCGCAAGACTCTGCTGCCTGGACTTTATTCTCAGATGGGATGCAGTTTGAGGGCGCGTATGATGCCACTAAGACTTACCAGAAAAACGATATCGTCTCAGTAGGCGGTGTAAGTTATATTGCAAAACGTATTACAGTCGGTCATTACCCTGTCGCGGGATTAGATTGGGCAGCTTTCGTTACAGGCTCCACACAACGTGGTGCTTATGTCTCAACAGCGACCTATTACCCCGCAGACGTTGTCACTGTTGGCGCTAACGCGTACATCTGCCAAATAGAAACTGCAGGCACCCTTCCGGATTCTGTTACAACAGACTGGCTACCGTATACTACCGGCTTGCGCTTTACAGGCGCTTGGGTTGGCGGCACCTTGTACCATCCTGGCGATGTGGTCATCTTTGGGATAACTGTGTATGTATGTACTGCGCGTGTGAGTGGGATGATCTTGCCAGACGCGCTTGCTAGTGGCTTCACAGTACTTATGCCCGGCGCGAATATTGACAGCGCATTGCCTAAGGCCGGTGGCACAATGACGGGTAATATCGTCTTTAATAGTGGACAGCCTTTAGGGACACCGACAAGTGGTGTTTTGACTAATTGTACAGATGCAGTAGGTTATGCCTTAAAGTCAGCCACAACGACTGTTGCATTGAGTGCAGCGACCGCACCGACGGTAGGTCAACTCCTGACAGCGACTAGCGGTACAGCTGCTATATGGCAAGACGCGCCTATTTCATTACCATCGCAGACTGGGAATGCAGGTAAAGTATTAAAAACAGATGGTACAGTAGCAACATGGGAAACAGGCCCTATTAATGGAACCTCGCAACGTCAAGTATATGTAGCTACAGCAGCCCAGACGACCTTTGCGGCTGTTTATGATGTTGGCTTTGTTGACGTTTACCTAAATGGTGCAAAACTAGTAGTCAACACAGACTTTACAGCAACAAGCGGCACTAACATTGTATTAGCAATAGGTGCAACAGCAGGGGATTCTGTTGATATAGTGGCTTATGGCACCTTCAATGTAGCGAATACCTATACGGTTGCACAGATAGATAACTTAGTTGTTGGGCTAATTGATGATCGTGGTAGTTATAATGCAAGCGTTAATACATTTCCTACTACGGGAGGATCAGGTAATGCAGGTGCAGTATTAAAAGGTGATTTGTGGTATGTTAGTGTTGCAGGCACTCTCGCAGGTACGGCTGTAGCCATTGGTGATTCCTTCAGAGCTTTGACTGATACTCCTGGACAAACAGCTGCTAATTGGTCTATCTTAGAAAGTAATATTGGATATGTCCCGTACAATGCGACTAACCCTGGTAACTACACAGCTAACGCATTACCTTTAGCTGGCGGCACAATGACGGGGAATTTAACCCTAGATGCCTATACAGAAAAGGTTGCTACACTTGCCACATCTGGAACGATTGCTTTAAACCCTGCTACAGGTACAACATTGTCGTGTGCTGCTACTGCTGCAATTACATTTACGGATAGCTTATCGTCTGGTCAAAGCATTTCACTTTTGCTCACTGGCGGTAGTTCATACACAATGACATGGCCTGCTACGACATGGGTGACAGCGGCTGGGAATACTGCGCCTACACTTAGTGCAAGTAATACATTAGTCTTTTGGAAAATCGGCACAACACTTTACGGTGCGCTGGTTGGGAAGTCAGCCTAATGTTATCTAAAAAATTACAAGAAACCGCAGGCACCAGCGCAGGCCCGACACTATACGTCGATGATGTGTTTAGTACGTATTTGTATACCGGCAACGGCTCAACGCAAACCATCACCAACGGCATTAATTTGGCGGGTAAGGGCGGGCTTACATGGTTCAAAGACAGAACTACAGCGCAATCGCACGTTTTAATTGACTCTGTTAGAGGGACAAACAAAGCCCTATTTTCTAATGAAGCAAGGGCGCAAAGCACAGAATCTTGGAGCGTTACATATGACGCCAACGGCATGACTTTGCCAGGAACTGCTGCAAACCCAATTAACGGAATTGTTAACGCCAACGGTTCTGTCATGGCATCATGGACATTCCGCAAAGCACCGAAGTTTTTTGATGTGGTGACTTATACGGGGAATGGGGTTGCTGGTAGACAGATTGCTCATAGTCTAGGCATTGCTCCAGGAATGATTATTGTCAAACGTACTGACACTTCCGGTTGGGATTGGGCGGTTTATCATAAAAATGTTAGTTCAAATGGGGATTACTTAAAACTAAACACTACTGATAGTGTGATTACTCCAACTCCAACTACAGCAATTTGGTCGGCTCAGCCTACTACTACTGATTTTTCAGTAGGTTATACGGGACATGTTAACGCTTCTGGTAGCACTTACGTCGCCTACCTATACGCCCACGACACAGCTGCGGATGGGATGATTCAGTGTGGGTCGTTTCCTACTGACGGCAGTGGCAATGCTACTGTGACGTTGGGATGGGAGACGCAGTTTTTGCTGACCAAGTGTTCAAGTACAATAGGTACATGGGATATACAGGACACACAGCGTGGATTATTAGCATACAGCAGTGGGAATGGCGTAAGGCTACAAGCTCAAAGCGGTGCGGCAGAGGACGCATTTTCGCAACAAGATATTAACTCAACTGGTTTTCGTGCATCTGGAAAAGCGGCAAGCTCCACCTACATCTACATGGCAATCCGCAGACCTAACAAACCTCCTACATCGGGGACGCAGGTTTATAATGCGATTGCACGGACTGGTACTGGTGCTGCTGCTACGGTGACAGGGGTGGGGTTTGCTCCTGATTTGGTAATGCCTCTGGCTAAAAGTGTCTCAAATCGCTATGTATTTGATAGACTAAGAGGAAACTCTAGGGGAATAAAACTTGCAGATATTCAAGCCGAAGCTGATTTGACGGCAACAGCCCTTCTTTCCTTTTTACAGGATGGGTTTTCGTGTTCAACAGATGATTTCAACATCTGCAACACAGCTACAACGCCTTTCGTTAATTACTTCTTCAAACGCGCCCCCGGATTCTTTGATGAGGTTTGCTACACAGGTAATGGCACAATATTAACTGTTTCGCACAATTTAACTGTTGCGCCAGAACTGATGATTGTGAAAAAAAGAAGTGGTGCTCAAGATTGGGAGGTTTATTCTGTAACTTTAGGTAATAACTATGCCTTAAGATTACATCAAGCAGACGGAATTGATACACTTGGGACATTCCCATATTGGGATAACACAAGCCCAACAACGACAACTTTTGTTGTGAGTAATACAGGAAATCCGGGCATTTTAAACTCTTCTGGTGGTACTTTCGTCGCCTACCTATTCGCCACACTAGCAGGAATCTCCAAAGTAGGTTCTTATACGGGCAATGGCTCATCTCAGAACATCGAATGCGGCTTTGCGGCTGGTGCAAGATTCATCTTAATTAAACGTACAAGTGCAGCAGGTGACTGGTATGTATGGGATACAGCACGGGGTATCGTAGCTGGCAATGACCCACATTTGTCCTTAAACACGACAGCGGCAGAAGTAACTACAGACGATAGCGTTGACCCTTATTCAGCAGGATTTGCTGTCAATCAAGTAGCAGCAACAAACATCAATGTTGCATCAGCAACTTACATTTTCTTAGCAATCTCATAGGGGCAACACAATGGCTAATTACATCAATGTAGAAACAAAACGCACTATCACAGAATCTGAAATCAGAGCAGCAAACCCAAACGTATCATACCCGCAACCATTCCCTATACCTGAAGGCTATGCAGTTCTATTTGATGCCCCACAACCCACTTATGATAAATACAGTGAAACCGTGCAACAAGGTGAACCTGTATTAACCTCAAAAGGACATTGGGAGCAAACATGGTTAATTATTCCACTAGAGGGTGACGCACTTGTAGCTGCACAGGCACAAAAGGTTGAGGATGGGAAAGCCAAAATCAAAGCCGACATCGCAGCACTTGAAGCAGAGATTACACCACGCAGAACCCGTGAAGCTATCTTAGCTATCGATACAACGTGGCTAACCGAACAAGAAGCGGCGATTGCACTATTACGTCAACAACTCAACGAGGCATAATCCATGACAAAAGCTAGACAGTTGGCGGATGGTACTTCCTCCGCCTTAAGATCAGCGACCACCGTAGTGGATACCACTGCGTCACCTGCTCCAACAGCAGGTCAACTCTTGACAGCTACGACAGGTTCAACCGCCACTTGGCAAACTTCATCAGCTTTACCACTAGCTGGCGGCACGATGACGGGTGCAATTGCGTTTAATGCTGGTCAAACATTTGCCGGTGCAGCAACCCTAACAGCCAACACGTTCACTGGAATACAGACATTTGCAGCTGGTCAAACATTTGCTATCGCAGGCTCATCTAGCACACTCGGTGCAATTATCACCAGCGCGGCTGAAGTAACAACGGTATCCGCTACAGCAGCTACAGGAACAATCAACTACGACGTAACGACACAGTCCGTGCTTTATTACACAACAAGTGCATCTGCCAACTGGACAGTCAACCTCAGAGCGTCAAGTGGTACAGCACTCAATACAGCACTCGCAACAGGACAATCTATTACGTTGGCGTTTATGGTTACACAAGGGGCAACTGCTTTTTATAATAACGCTTTCACTATTGATGGCGTTTCGGTAACACCTAAATGGCAAGGCGGAACTGCTCCGACAGCAGGTAATGCGGCAGGGATTGACGTATATACCTACACCATAACCAAAACAGCAAGTGCAACGTATATTATTCTCGCTTCATTAACGCAATTTAAATAGGAACTATTATGCCTAGTATTGCAACACGAGGCGCATTAAGCGCAAAAGGTTATGGGTTTGGGATGGGACGTAATGGTCCTTTTCTTTGGGCTTGGGGGGCTAACGGTGAGGGTCAATTAGGCTTAGGTAATATAACCAACCTCTGGTCACCTAAACAAGTAGGTGCTTTAACTACTTGGAAAACTATAGGATGTGGCCATTACCAGACTACAGCAGTTAAAACAGATGGGACACTATGGGCATGGGGGAGAAACACTAATGGCAAGTTAGGCTTAAACGACGTTGATGCTCGCTCAAGTCCAACACAAGTAGGTGCGTTAACTAATTGGAAAACCACAAAATGCAATTTGAATCATAGCATGGCTATTAAGACAGACGGGACACTGTGGGGATGGGGAGGCGCACCTGCAAATGGATTTGGGCTGACAGGTCTAGGCACTGCTGTTGCTTACTCGAGTCCAAAGCAAGTTGGCGCTTTAACTACGTGGTTATCTCTAGCGTGTGGAAGATACCACACTGTGGCCACGCGAACAGACGGCACACTATGGTCGTGGGGGTATAACGGTAATGGTCAACTGGGCTTAGGCATCACTACCGATTTTAACAGTCCAAAGCAAGTAGGTGCTTTAACCTCTTGGAAGTCCATAGCCTGCAAGATGCATCATAGCATGGCTATTAAGACAGACGGGACACTATGGGCATGGGGCTATAACGGCCAAGGGCAACTAGGTCTAGGCGATATCACAGACCGTTCTAGCCCAGTGCAAGTTGGCGCTTTAACTACGTGGTTAGCCATAGAGTGCGGTAACTACCACACCGTATCGACAAGAACAGACGGTACACTTTGGTCGTGGGGGAGGTCAGCCGAGGGTCAATTAGGCTTAGGTAACGTTAGTCAATACATTAGTCCCAAACAAGTAGGCGCATTAACCACTTGGAAGTCCATATCTCTTGGCGCGGAGCACAATACCGCCATTAAGACAGACGGGACACTATGGGCATGGGGACCTAACGCCCAAGGGCAACTAGGGATAACCCTCACTGGTGCTCGCTCAAGTCCAACACAAGTAGGTGCTTTAACTGATTGGTTATCCGTAGCATGCGGCCATGGTAACACTCTAGCAATAAGACAACTATGAAAAAACAATTACATTTTCTTTCAGGTATCCCCCGCTCTGGCTCAACAGTCCTCGCAGCTATTCTCAACCAAAATCCAATAACACACGTTTCTACTACATCTGGTCTTGTTCATGCTTTAGATGGTCTTGCTAACACATGGCACTCAACAGGGTTATTAAATGAAAACGACCCCGAAAGAACTAAACTTGCTCGCACAATGGGTGGCGTAGTCGATGCCTTTTATGAAGACACAGATAAACCCATAGTGTTTGACAAAGGTAGAGGCTGGGCTATCCCTACTATTATGGTGGCGATGTCACAGGTGCTTGAACGTAACCCTAAAATTATAGCAACAGTCCGTTCAGTGCCTGATTGTATGGCATCGTTCGTTCGAGTGGCGAAACCTGACAACCTCGATGAGTTCATGGCTACGGGGCAGTTAGCCGACCATTTAAAAGCAGCGTATATTTCGCTACAAGCCGGCCATGAGTTCGCACCTGAATGTTTTTTGTTCATAGAATATGAAGACTTGATAGCTAACCCAAAAGAACAGTTAGAGCGCATTCACGAATTCCTTGAATTAGACAACTTTGATTACGATTTTGCTAATATCGACGGCAGCACAGTAAGTGAAGACGACGAAAATCTACACGGTTATGCGGGTATGCACGATGTTAAATCTAAACTTGAACGCCAACATAGCGATAACCCAAAAGACTTGCTAGGCTCGCATTACTCGTCGTTCTGTCAGCCTGAGTTTTGGCTCGAAACGCCTCGCACAATACCTGAATTGCATGACTTAGATATGCAACTTGCAGCTTCGACAACAGGTAACTTTGCCGAAGGTTGGCAAATTGCACAGAAGCTAGAAGCAGAAGAACCTAACAATCACCGTGCTGCCTACAATCGTGGCTGGTATTTGCTTAGACAGGGTCAAATCCAAAAGGGTTATCAGCTAATGGATAGAGGGCGTATCTCTGGTGTGTTCGGCAACAAACGACCTGACGTGCCTACACCGCAATGGGATGGCAAAAGTAAAGGGATTGTACTTCTTAACCTTGAAGGTGGCTTGGGCGACCAAATCCACCAAGTTCGTTACGCTAAATACATTGCGGCTAAAGGCTGTAAAGTCATTGTGGCATGTACTGGTTCGCTTGCATCGTTGTTCATAGATGTTGAAGGCGTGTCCTCGGTCATTCAGCATGAGGCCGTATTCGGCATCTACCATGACTTTTGGGTTGCGGGTATGTCGGCTATTGTCCCACTAGGATTTGAATTATCGGATATTTCAGGCGCAGCGTACTTAAGCAAGCCAACGACGATTAAAAGCCCTAAAAAACGTATTGGTCTTCGCTGGCAGGGTTCTACACAGTTTGAACATGAACACCACAAAGCGTTCCCTTACGACTTGATGTTTGATGCAGTCAAAAGTGATAAGTACGAGTTCGTTAGCCTGCAACGTGACGAAGGCGCAGAAGAAGCTCCGAATTGGGTTAAGCGTGTGCCTTTGGATTCTTGGGAAGACACCCGTAATGCTGTTGCAGCATGCGACCTTGTAATCAGTTCATGTACATCAGTAAGCCATTTGAGCGCGGCTATGGGAATTGACACTTGGGTGATAACGCCTGTTATGCCTTATTTCTTATACGCTCTTGAAGGTGAAAAAACGCCTTACTACGACACTATGACGTTATTCAGACAAGAGGTTTTTGGTGAGTGGAATGCGCCCTTTAATGCGATTAAAACAAGATTAGATTCACTATAACTTAAACAGGAAGCTGCGATGACACTACACGTTAAATTAGATGAAAACAACAACGTACTACAAGTATGGGACACCCCACCACCCGCAGCAGAATCGGGTTGGCATGATGCTATTGAAGTAAGACCCGTATTAGTTCCTCACCATCAAGGCTATACTGCACACCGTTTTGATGTGACTAAACGCCCTATTGAGATTATCTGGGACACTTACGAAATCTCAGTTGAAGACCGCAAAGCGGGAATGGTCATGCAAGGTAGAGCAAACTTTCAACAACCTGACACCACAGTAGCAGATTCTACAAGGGTTGCCGAAATTGAAGCCGCCACAACCCATGACGAGCTAGACGCATTATTATGAAATTGAATCTTGGGTGTGGTTATAATAAACTTGATGGGTATATCAATGTAGATTCAGACGCTATATGTAAACCTGATATAGTTGTTGAACTTGAAGATAGCCTGCCGTTTGAAGATGATTCTGTAGATGAAATAATATTATGCCACGTCCTTGAACATTTAGGACAAGACACAAAAACTTACCTTAATATATGGAAAGAATTCTATCGCATATTGAAAGACAAGGGTTCAATAAAAATCACTGTACCCCATTGGAATCATGAAAACTTCCATCACGATCCATCTCATTGTAGAAAAGTAACCCCCGTCGGTGTTGATATGTTTAATCAGTTAAGAAATCTAAACACAATTGAAACCGGTGGTAGCGAAACTACTTTAGGATTGCAATTAGGAGTTGATATTGGTGTAGAACAAGTCGGTTACGACTTCATGCCTTGGTTTCAAAAACAGTTTGAAGGTCAACGGCAGAGTGTGCTTGAACGGGAAATGGGTAAGTATAATAATGCTTGCTACCAAGTTCAAATAAATGCAATAGCGCACAAACCAGCGCGTGGCAGACTATGAAAATCCTCATATGCGGATTACCAGGCAGTGGAAAGACCACACTAGCAGAGGCCCTTGCAAAGGAACTTCAATGTCCGCATTTCAATGCAGACGACATCCGTAAGAACATTAATAAGGATTTGGGATTTTCCGAATCCGACCGAGTTGAGCAGGCTCGTCGCATGGGCCACCTATGCAACATCACCAGCAAATGGGGTGCTTTTGTTATCGCGGATTTCATATGTCCTACAGAAGAGACTCGTGCGGTGTTTGCGGCGGACTACACAATCTGGATGGACAGCATCAAAGCAGGTAGATACGCGAATACAAATGCGGTATTTGTGGCCCCTGCAAAATACGATACAAGGATTACGCACCACGTGTATAGCGTGCAAGCGTTAGCTGCTGGAATAGAGGGAACCGTCCCTCACAACCGAGCTAGGCGGTTTCTACCTAGCAAAACCCGGAGTTACAAATGGCTGACATGACAACCCCAAATATCTTTACAATGCCGCAAGCTGGCGGGAACGACATGGGAATGGGCGCAATTACACCTTTAATATTAGGTGCTGCTCTTTTCGGAGGAAAAGGTGGTTTGTTTGGTAACAACGGCGGTGATGGTGCAGCGGCAGCTGCAGCGGTCCACGGCGCCACTGTCAATGAAGTACAAGGGATCGTGAATGGCATCAACACCATTCAAGACATCGGCGCAGTAAGACGTGAGATTGGTGAAGTCCAAAGAGAAATCTGGAAGGCTGAAGGTGATGTGCAGAACGCAATCACTGCAAGTAACGGCCAAGTTACTAACCAAATCTTGCAAGCTCAAATTGCATCGATGCAAGGACAGGCAAGCATCATTAGTTCGGTGGATAGTCACTCTAATGATATCAGTGGGGATATCTCTGCACTCGCTAACGTTAGCAATACGCAATTTGCTGTGACTAATGCAGCTATTGCAAATGCGGCAGCAGCATCATCTCTTGCCGCAAAAGACGGTGAAATCGCCGGTCTACGTAATACACAGATCATTACAGCCAGTATAAGCGCTGATGGTAGTCTGACTCGTGCCGCGATTGCTGATTTAAAAGATCAGTTACCAAATGCACGTGAGTTACAGTTACAACGTGAGGTGGGTGTATTGGAAGTTCAATTATCTCGCCAATTAGCTGCAGAAAATGTTCGTTCAGGTAACGTTGATGTTATTACTAATGTCAACCAAACATCTGTGCAACAGCAGCAACAAACTCAAATCCAAGGCATCTTAGCCGCCGTTCAGGCATTAGGTCACAACCAAAATGCTATGGCGACTAACTTGAATATTGGAGGTAGCCAACGCGGTGTGAATCAAACACCAACGAATGTTGCCGGCTTTTAAGGATGCTATAAGCTATGGACTCGTTAACGCTCCAAAAGCAGATCGAACTTCTCCAATCACAGATGGTGCCCTTGAGAGCCCAAGCGATGAGAAGAGTAGAGACGCTAGAAGAAACGGTAAAAAGAGTTCTTCAGAAAGAGTTGGCAAAAGAAACGCCAGCTGAAAACGTTGAACCTGCTGCAGAGAGTGTATCAATGCTCTCTGCGGTTGGCTCTGCCCTTACTGAAGCTCAACAGCAATGGTTGTCTCTCGCAGAAAATCAGGAATGTATCCCTGAGTTCTTTATGACGTCAGAGGGGCAAGCGATCACTAGAAGATTCATCACCGCGTACCAGGAGTACAAATGCACGTAGTACATACAGTAAAATTGTCTACTGAGGAAAAGGAAGCATTACTTAAGCTAGCAGCCAAGGTCGGCTCTGTTCACGAAAGCGTAGCTTACACCCCAGAAGAAAAGACTAAATTGATCAACGATAACACAGACTGGTTCCATTCATTGCTATGTGATTACATTGATGATGCATTCACGTATGGCTACAATGAAGGCTTGAATAAGGCTAACATGAAGGATACCGAGATGTATAAACCCGCCACCTAATAGGAAAGACATGAATTTTGTGGATAATATTATACGGGAAATTGCTGAAGCCGCGAGTTTAAAGGCAATGCCCGAAACAACCCCAACCCAGGAGAACATAATGTCAATTATTGATGATATTGCAGACGTAGTAGAAACCGTAATCGAAGTAGTAGTTCCTGAAATCCCCGATGCGATGGTAGAGGCATTTGTAGAGGCAGTCGCAGAAGCAGTCACAGAGGCAGTTGAAGAATGAAGAACGCCTTAGAGAAAGCATTCAAAGATGCCGGCAAGCAAATGGACAAAGGGCTACATGACGCAGCACACGTTGTTGAGAAAGTCGCCACTAATCCTGAAGTGCAAGCTGTGGCAAAAGAAACTGCCATTGGTGTCGTTATTGCAGCTGTAACTGCTGCGTAGGTTGGACATTTTCAAGTTTATCGCTGATGTGGGGTTTCCGATTGCGGCAGCCCTCATCGGTTTCTATCTCGTTCAATTAACGCTGGAATTTATACTTCAAGGAGTGTCAACTTCAATCAATGGATTGATTGACATTACTCGCCGGCTTAATGATAGGGTGAAGATAATGTCTAACGAGGTGCTCCGATTAGATATTCTAATATCGTCGGTGCTTAACGTGCGGCCGGACCTTGAAAGGGTCGCAAGGGCAGAGAGGGCTGACCAGAGGAAAGACTAATGGAATTAGACGTATTGGCAAATGCCGTTGGTGACTTCGGGTTTCCAATCGTAGCAGCTGTGAATCTCGGGTATTCCATCTACAGCACGTGGAAGTGGGCCACCCAGACAGTTAAGCCAGTCCTTGACGAGGCTACCACCTCGTTGATAGTCCTGATTGACCATATTAGAATATTAGATAATGACATGATTCGTTTGACACAAAAACTAAACACAGTTCTCGCCTTAAGAGGACAACCTTAACGGAGGCTACATGCAAATTAGTGAAAAAGGGATTGCAGCAATCGAGAGATCCGAGGGCTCTAAGTGTACCCCTTACATGGACGGCGGCGGTGTGCCTACAATCGGCATCGGCTGTATTCGGTACGAAGATGGCTCTAGCGTAACCATGCAGGATTGTGAGATCAGTAAAGAGCGCGTACAGGACTTGTTTAGAAACGGCACATTGCCTCAGTTTGAAACAGCTGTAAAGGCTGCAATTCATGTGCCACTTGAGCAACATGAATACGATGCGCTTGTATCCCTCGCCTACAATATTGGCACTACGGGCTTTAAAGGCTCTACACTTGTGAAATTGTTAAACGCAGGTGTTAACCGTAGCGAAGTAGCGCCACAATTCCTTAGATGGAATAAAGATAATGGTAAGGTCGTTCAAGGGTTAACGAACCGCCGTACCGCTGAAATGAACATGTTCTTAGGAAAATAAAATGGAAGAGTTAAAAGTTGAAACACCTACAATCAAACCGGCATTCACGCCAAAAGCAGCACCATTGGTAATCGCTACCGAAAATAAAGTACCAGGATTGTGGGAAATGACCAGTGAAGGCGAGGGCCAGATCCGCGCATATCATAGCCTTACAGGCCAAACATTCGTCGGTGAGATGTCTGTTTTTAATGCAGCAATGGCACACTAATGATTACTGTAGCGACCCCATGCGCTGCTTACTCCATGTTCGCTAAATTGTGGGGACGTTGTCGAGCTGTATGTAACGGAGAAGCAGCAGTTAAGAAGTTTGATGCATTACTTGATGTATACAATTTTGAGAACCTATTAATTCCCTTCTCGCACTCAATGAGTCTTGAGCAGTGGAAGTTCTACAAAGCAGAGGCAGAGCTACCAGGCATTACTGCACAGTTTGCTAGAATGCTCGTAGGTGGCCTTCTCAGAAAACAACCCACGTTGAGCTTGCCAGACACTGTGCCGGCAGAAGCGTATGGTTGGTTGATGAATCAGTTCAACAAAGATGACTCTCCAATGACGGCCTTCTTAGATGAAGCGTTATGGGAAGAAATGCAGTCTTCACGTTGCTGGGTCTTCTTGGATTACCCCCATATTGACAACCCCGACGCACTCTCTCCTGAAGAGGCCAAGGCATTGAAGCCCTACCCTGTGATCCACAAGGCAGAGCATATCGTGAATTGGCGGACGGATGCCAGAGGTCTATGTCAGGTAATTGTACGAGGCTTTGAAGAAGTCTACCTGGCTGACAATGAGTTCCACCCCAATCTCTTAGAGACTTGCTGGGTGCATGAGTTGACTGATGAAGGTTTCTACCAAGTCCGCGTATTTCAGGAAGCAGGGCAGCGGGTAGAGGACAGGGTTTTCAGTAACACTACTGCAGTGAGAGACTTAACGGACATCGCCGGCGGATTAGTCTACAAAGAATGCTATGACAGCATCTTAATGAACGGTGAGCGTATCACAGCGATCCCTGCTTGGCCGCTTAATGGCTCTATCGCCCCAATCCCACCGATTCTTTCGTCAATTGTTGACAAAGAGATCAGTCTATATAATAAAGTCAGTCGTCGCAACCATTTGTTGTACGGTGCTGCGACTTACACACCTGTTATTTGTGCGGATATGTCGGATGAGGCTTTTGAAGAGATCGTCGATGCCGGCCTTGGTTCCTGGATACGACTCCCAATGGATGGCAAGGCTACCATCTTAGACACCCCTACTGCAGCTCTTGCGGATATGGATAGAGCAATCGTCCAATCAGTTGAAGAGATTGCCCGCTTAGGTGTCCGGATGTTATCTCCAGAGAATGTCCAGTCAGGTGTAGCGCTAGAGATCAGAAATGCAGCACAGACAGCCCAACTCGGTGTATTGAGCAATAAGGTCAGCCATACAATGCGCTCGATAATTGTCTTCATGATCAAATGGCGCTATAATATTGATGTTCCCTTGAGTGAAGTCAAGTTCACGTTGTCTACTGATTTCGATCCAGTTCCGTTAGGCGCTGATTGGTTACGACTGGCAACTGAATGGTATGAGAAAGGTCTTGTGCCTCGCTCATTGTGGCTACAAATGCTTAAATCTAATGATATGGTGGATCCCTCGTATAATGACGAAGAAGGCCAGCAAGAAATCACTAGTGATAACATTGTCCAGGGTGCTGTACCAAAGAACGATAATTTCGCCAATGCAATGAATGCGATGGCATAATCAGGATGGTGACCAATGGCAGTCAACGCGAACACAGAAATATATGATAGAATTATCGATAGAGCCGCGATGGTCCGCTTATTTGAGCGGAGAGTAAGTGGTAAAGTTGAATTGATCCTAGACGGGCACACTGTTCGTGTTGATAAGCTCGTCAAGGATGCCAACTTCTCTACTGCTGGGTTTTTACGATTCAGAGAAGCAGTCGATAAAGAAATAAAGAAGACACACAAAGATGCTTTCCTGTCAACTAAACACGACCTTACTGGGCTAGTGAGTGAGCAAGCTTCATTTACGTATGGCAGTCTAGAAAAGAGCTTTGGGCAGATATGGAAGACAGAGCGACCTAACCGCCGCATCGCAGAAGAGATCGTCCTGAGCAGACCCTTGCACAATGACAGAACATTGGCACAAGGCTGGGCAGGCATCTCTGACGGTGAGAAGACACGCATTGAAGCCACTATCAGGAGAGGGCTTGCAGAGGGGAAGACAAACACCCAGCTAGTAGCGGACGTAAGGGCTATCGCACCTATCGTGAAGAACCAAGCCACTGCGCTCGTGACTACTGCAGTGACCTCTGTAACAAACCAAGCCGATCATGAGGTATATAAGGCAAATGAAAAAGCTATTAGTGGCTGGCAATACGTTGCTGTGCTCGATTCCCGTACCACTCCAATTTGTGCTCATCGAGATGGCCAGATTTACCCTGTCGGTGATACAGATCACTTGCCTCCTGCCCATTATAGATGCAGATCAACTACTACGCCCGTCTTTAAGTCTTGGGATGACATGGGCAAGCTGGAGGCGGTCTCTCAAGTGCGTAGACGCAATCTTGGTGCGCTTACAAAGGATCAACAAGCGTATTATGATGGGATGGGACCGCTTGCTGAGTCTTATAATGACTGGCTTTTTCGTCAACCTACGTCTGTACAATTAAGGCATTTCGGGGATTACAAGAAAGTTCAGCTATTCAATACTGGACAGCTAACTGTAGATAAGTTTAGTAACCCTGAGGGCAATACTATCGGGCTAAATGACCTGAGGCAAATGACAGATAGCACCTACGCGATACCCAATGACACTCAACGTTTTGCCAATGCGAAGGCCAAGCTGGATGCAATGAGGCTCCATGCTACGATGCCAGAAGATTTCTTCGGGGATACTTCGCTGGTCAATACACTCAGGGACTACTATTTGCTCCAATCAGGTGAACTTGATGGCACTCTATCTCTAACTAACTTTCGTGGAGCGCTTATTGGAAACAAGAAGGCGATGAAGCGAAGAGTGCTAACCAGTTTGCCTAGAGAGGATCAGTTGATCTTCAATCCCGTAACCGGGCGTTATGAGGATGTGCGGCTATACCAGCCAAACCTAGGTGTATTACAGAACAATTTAAAATTAGTCAAGGATAGCCCAGAGCTCAAGCAAGTGGATAAGGACTTTATTGTAAGCTTTATAGAGGGGCTAGGCGACAAGATGAGTGCCAATGAAAGAGCTGTTGTATCAGATAACTTACGAATTGTATTCACACGTTATCGGAAGAATGGCGAGCGTTGGGGTAACTTCAAGGCTGTTGCACAATCGCAAGTCAAGTTTGACGTGATGAACGTCTCAGACGCGATTGAGACACAGATCAGGAGCGGCTCCGACCCTTTGAAGAAGTTATTGCAAGATAACTACATTGACCCTGTACTTGGGCCAATTCAGCTACAAGACTTACACGATAACTTCTTACCAAACATAAAGGCTAAGAATCTCTGGGAAGACAGAACCGCACCTAGGATTGCAAGAGAGCTACGTGATGCATTTGATAGGCGTATCCCTCTAATAATTAACAGCCGATTGACAGAAGGCGATAAGCAGATGTTCTACTTACGTTTTGCCAATAGGTTGTCGTTAGCGGATACTCCCGATAGGGATCAATTAGCTATTGCACTGGGTCGAGATCTGTATAATCAGGCTAACTTAAATGGGACTAAGGCAAAATGGTATGAAACAGGGCTGAGTATTCTTGAGGGAAATTCTGATCTGTTCGAAGTAGAGACTTACGGCATTCAAAAGAGACGTATGAAGTCCAGAATGTCAGGCGCCTATTTCGGCCCCTACTACGATACCCTCGCTTACAACATCCGCATTACGGACAAGAGAGTGCAAGACTACGCACATCTCACCAGAAAAGTAGAGGTGGGTCTACGGGTAGGTGTTACCAAGGCGGAGAATCGCTTAATCTTCAGAGAAGGTTACAAGACATATTTCATGAAAGACAAGTTGGGGTTAATGACGGATACCCGTATCCCCATTACGTCTACTAGTTCTTTTAGTGACTTCCCTGAGTCGTTTGTGGACAAGGACACTGTAGACGCGCTTAACTGGGCCTCTCAGTCTGAGTATAGGATTGATCCGGACTTCTATGATGCCGTACAGAAAGTATTATACTTTGTGGATGACAGAGGGAAGGCCAAGTACTATGATGGGCTGAATGAGTACAAGCACTATATCGCTGGGCGTGGTGATGCGTATGAACGATTTAAGTCAATGGAATGGTTACGCAAGTCAGGTGACTCATTCTCTAACAACCCCTTCATCGATCATCGGGCTAGGATTTACGACAGAGGGCTCATCAGTCCACAGTCTGGAGAGACCTTTAGGCCCTTCCTTAATACTAAGGAGGCAAAAGTCTTAGGACACGACGGCTACCTGAACTTTAGAGATCAGATAGGCGCCTTCATGGGCGGTTTAACTGACGCATTCGAAGGTCGGGATAACTCTCTGACGTTCACTGGACGGCAAAAGATCGCTGACAGATTGTGGCCTGAGCTCACTGACATCGGCAACAAGTTGCTGAGAGGCAAGCCAGCTGACATAAGGTCTGTTCTTGAGTCAGAGATGGCTCAACAGGTAGAGGGAGAGGAGCTAGGCAAGTTCATGCGGTTCGCAATGGAAGCCGCTAAGATTGATAATCACCTCAAGGCACCCTCTCCAGGTGCGGACTTGGTCGTTAAAGAAAAATTAGCAGGAATTGAAGGTATTACGTTGATCGGCAGCCGCGCTAAGGGTTTCTACAAGGCCTCCTCTGATGTGGACATTGTTATTGAATTTGGCAGCAAGTCTTTGACAGACCCGCTCAACTCAGTCTTCGAAGCGGCCAATAAAGAGAAGGTAGCAACCAAGACAGCTGAGATAAAGGCTGCTCTGGGGAAAGACTACCCCCTCCAAATTATAGGGCGCTATGAGATGCGTAAGTTTCCAGCTGCTTTCGATTTGAATCCGCCGCTGATTACGTCTAAGATCGACACAGCCCTTCTTACCAAGGCAGACGCTGACCCATTCATCGATGGCTACTTTAGCAAGCGTAAGGCTTCATTGCAGACCATTGGAGATAACCAGGGCCTTATCTCAGTCGAGAATGTTAACGGCTGGAAGAAGGTTAGTGGTGTCTGGCTAGATGCATCAGGCCGTGGCAGAGGTTTGGCAGATGCTGCGGTTAATCAGCTGGTCGGTAACGCGAAGAGTTTTGCCTTCATCGCGCCGAAGAATACCGCTTCACAGGCGCTGTTCAGACGTTTAGGGTATAAGCAGACAGGAATGCGTAACAAAGAGGGGGTTAATTACCAGCTATGGGAACGTGAAGCTGTCGATCCTATTGTCGCTAAGATGAACCAGTATCGTACCGCGCTGGCATTAGAGCAAGATGCGTCGTCATCGGGCGCACAGATCATTGCGCTCACAACAAAGAACAAACAGTTAGCAGAGTTGAGCAACGTAGTGCCAACAACGCAGAAACGCAGGTTGTACGACGAGATCGCAGCAGCAACATATAATGACCCGAGGTTTAAGGTCATGAATGAGCGGCTGAATTTGTCAGAGAAAGATTTAAGAAAGGCTGGATGCGGCCTTTTAAAACCTTGTGAATTCAGTGGATAGCCCTTGCGGCCAATACTGAGCCCTGTAGTCATGATGACTAAGTAGAAACGGGGTGCAACGACTATCGAAAGGGTAACGAACCGAGTAGAGTAGGTGTCAAGTGATGCCGAAGCGCAAGGACAGGGATGTATGATATAGTCTGAACGTCTATGGCAACATAGAGAACTTTACATTTCTAACTAAAGAGGTTACTATGACCGAAATATATAAATTGATTCCTGACACTGAAGGTCTGTACTCCATCAGCACATCTGGGAATGTTCGCAACAATTCTACGGGTTACATTTTGAATCCATTTATGACAGACAGAGGGTACTTACAAGTTACTATCCAGTTTAGTAACAAGACCACACGAACCTCTGTAAATGTGCATAAATTAGTGGCACGTGCGTTTATCTCGAATTTAGAGATGCACCCTGTGGTAAATCATCTTGATGGTGTAAAGACCAATAACCGTGCGACTAATCTTGAGTGGACTACACATGCCGCCAATAATGAGCATGCTGTAAAAATGGGGTTAATCGCTTCAGGGGAAGACTCTTATCTAGCAATACTATCTGAGGAAGATGTTGTTGCAATAATTGAAAGACTGAGAAGTGGCTGTAGGAATGCGGATCTAAGTCGAGAGTTCAACGTAGCGCCTAATACGGTAGACGACATTCGCTGTAATCGTACTTGGCGATACTTAGAAAGACAACCGATTGCAGGAAATGGAGTAAAAAGGAAAATAGCAGCAGAAGACATCCCTGAGATAAGAGAATATTTCGTCAAAGGATTGTCTGATCGTACAATAAGTAAAAAGTACGGTGTAGCGCCTGCTACTGTCAACCAGATACGGCATGGCAAGACTTGGAAAAATTATTAGAATGTAAAGTGTTGTTAATGGAGAGCGTTGTGTTCGACGATTAACAGCTAACAACCAGCGGCAAAAGCCCAGAACATGGTCACCTTCTACGGCGCGGGTGAGCGCACTGGCATCTTGAACGTAGAGGCGAAACTAGGCAAAATCCTAGACAAACAAGAAGGCACCCTCGTAGTAAAAGCCAGTGATAGAGACACTATCCTGGACGAGATATCAGCCAGAGCAGCAAGATACAAGAGCTTCGACCCAGACACCTTTGCCGAACTCATGACGTTACGGGCCAATGTGCGAGACATTTTCAATAAAGGGATGGACCCTGGAGCTGAGATAATGGAGCAACTCTATTTCTTAGACTCTACAAATCGTGCGTTGGTAGAGAAGATGTCCGCAACCTATGACCTAGTGGTTACACCTCAGGACTTTAAGGCAATCGCGAATATCATGAGTGATCACTTAGCAGAGCAGGTGCCTATTCTGAAAGACTTCACTAAGTTCTTCGGACGCTTGGCTGAAGACTTCCTGAAGTCGGCCAAGCCATCTAAGTCGGCCTTTGATTGGAAAGCCATCGGGGAAATCATAGTATTCGGGCGACGGAAGAAAGGGCCTGCTGTTGATGAATATGTTGGGGATCTGCTGGGCCTGAATAAGTTAACAAAGGAACTGTTTGGCTCCCGGTTCAGTGAGATGCTAGGGGTGGACCCTAAGACACCAATCACCGAACAAGTACTTAAGAAGTTTAGCTGGTTCAAACCAAACTCTTCTCTAGCGGATATTCTGCTGGGTGGGACAGCTGCCTCTGAAACAAGACGGACGGGTGCTAAGTACGCCAAGATTGAAATCTTCGATATCCTCAACGTGTCCAAGGGGTTCCAGCTATTCTACGCGAATAAGCTGCCTAAGAAATGGACTAATGTTCCGTGGGTAAACTTTGATGGTAAAGTGCTAGAGCAAAACTTTACACAGACCTATGAAGAGCGACTACTGTACAGAGATAAAGATGGCAATATGATCATGAATGTAATTCAGGTCCCCCAAAAAACCGAAGCGTCTTGGTGGGAACAGGTCATAAACAAAGAAGGTCAAATTAATGATATTGCGGATGTGACGAAAGCCAGAACAGCGTACGCCGTTAATGGTAATCACAGTAACGATGCAACACTGGTAAAGGGCTTTCACCTATGGGGGAAGAAGAACAACATCCCCACCAGCACAATCCACGATGCGTTCTTCGCGAATGCAAGTGACATGATAAAGGCCAGAGCAGGCTTGAGAGATCTTTATGCTACTGCTGTGGATAAGCAATCAGTACGGGCAACCTTGGACGAAATGCGTGCAAGAGGATTGCCAAAAGAAATTTATCAAAAATATTTAGACGAAGCTATTGAGACAGGCTTAATCCCCGTGATAGGCCGCTCACGTATCAATGGAGTGCTCTTAACAAAAGAGGACATCCTCACGAAGCAAGACATTCTAGGCACCATCCCAGACCCCGCGAAGTTCAACGATGATTTAGGCTTTTACGGGATTGGGTAATTGACAAAGCGAGTCATAGCGTATACTATGGCACTCTAAACCGGCTGTGCCGACTACTAATAGATTTGTAATCTAGGAATATAAAATGAGCGAAAATACGAACGAAGAAACAATACCTGCAGCGGCTCCAACTCCAGCGCCTGTTATTGCCCCTGTAGCTGCCCCTGTGGTAGAAGAGCCTACAATCGACGCCAAGACATTCACGTTGACTGAAGGCGAACTAGCGACAATGATCCAGGAGCAGTTGAAACCTATCAAGGGCAAATTGGACAGCGCTTTTGCAGAAAGAGACGCCGCTCAGGCCAAGGCTGATGCGTTCGAGAAGAAAGACCGTGATACAGAAATTGCGCGTCTGACTGAAGAAGGAAAGCACAAAGAAGCTTTCGATATGCAGTTGGCAGAGAAAGATGCCAAACTTGCTGCGTTGGCAAAAAGAAACACCGAGCTCTCTAGAGACAATGAAGTGACGGCTGTGCTGTCCGCATACCAGTTTAGAGGCAAGATGGCAGCAGAAATGACGCATGAGAAAGTCCTAGCTGAATTAGTGCAAACTGATGCAGGCGACTGGGTTCACAAGTCAGGTATTTCTGTTCGTGATTTTATGAAGGTGTTTGCCGAAAATGAAGAGAATACCTTTCTTTTTAAGACCAAAGTGTCTTCAGGGACTGGTAGTCAACAAACTTCGACCACTCCTGGTGTGTCCGCTAAGAGTTCTATCTTTGCAATGACCCAGGAAGAAGTACTACAACATATCTCGGAAGGTAAACCATTGCCAAAGAGAAATTAAATCAAATTGGAGTTAACTTAAATGACAGTACGTTCAAACGTTGCGGGTGCAACAAACTATGTATTACAAGAAGCCATCACAGCATATAGTGATGAAGCATACACATCTGCTAAGAAATTATCTGGCACTGGTATCGTTGGCGACAACCCATTAATTGACACCAACTGCGAAACCTTTATCGGTCAAGTACGTTGGTACAAACCAATGAACCCTACAATCAACGTAGCTTCATTGACTGATGCGACTGATGGGTCAGCAACAAGCTTTAATGCTGACTACTTGACTTACATCAAAACTGTCCGTACACACGGTGCAGAAAAAGTCAATATGCAGCAAGTAGTTACACAGCAAGACGGTTTGGCCAAAATGGGCCGTGACTTTGGCGAAACACGTGCGCAAGATGAGCATAACGCTATCTTGTCTGTATTGAAAGGTGTTGCAATGTCAGAAGCATTGTACGGCACTAAAGCAAACGGCTTGGGTGGTCAATCATTCACAAATGACCCTACAAGCAAATTAAACGGCTTCTACTACGACGCAGGTAACACTGCAGTCATGTTGGCTGCCGGTGGCGTTTCAGGCACTAATGCTGCAATCACTGGTGCAGTGAGAGCTGAAACAATCTTACAAGCGTTTGGTGCAGCGTTTAAAGACTACGAGCCTGAATTTGCGTATTTAGTTTGTAGCCCTAAAACATTGGCATCTTTCCGTTCAGCGAACTTGGTTGACGAAGATCGCATTACTGATGGCAACATGAACTTTGACTCTATCTTCCAAGGTAAATTCCGCTTAGTTGTCACACGTGCATCTGCAGCATTCTCTACAGCTGAATTAACAAAGATCAATACAGGTACAGGCGTTGACATCGCGGGTACAGACTGCTCATTCATTGTATTGCCTGGTGCATTGGCAATGAAACCATTGTCTGTACCTGAGCCAACAGAAATCTACCGCGATGCTCGTAAATACGCAGGCGGCGGCTCAACTTCTGTCTGGAATCGTTGGGGCTATGTTGTTGCACCAGTTGGCTACGATTGGGCCGGTAGCAAAGACGCATTCCCTTCAGACGCTAACTACTACGCAGTAATGGAAGGCGGTGTTCAGAAAACGTTGGCTGCAGCTGTTTCTACAAACGCTAGCACAGGCGTTTGGGATCGTAAAGCTTCATCAGTATTATCTTTAGGTATCTTACCGATCTTCCACGGTTAGTCAAGTGGCCTTGGAGATTGGTGTTAATTCTTACGTTGACCTTGCTAGCGCCGAACTGTACTTTGCAGATCGCATGGATGCGGCGGCTTGGACTAGTGGCAATCAATTAATACGCGAACAAGCTCTGATAATGGCAACTGCAACTTTGGAAGACATGCCTTGGATCGGCAAAGTAAGAGAGTCGACACAATTACTTTGCTGGCCTAGGCTGGGTATCAGCTGGGATGTTGCACGAGGGGAAGAAATTGTGTTTGACACGACGATCCCCTCTCGTGTTTTGAGAGCTTGTTATGAGCTAGCGTATCATTACCTAAACAATGACGGCTTATTCGATGACACCGGCGGGGTAGTTACTCTGCAGATTGACACAATTAATCTGCAACGCATTCGGGCGCCATCGAAGATGCCTACTATCGTCAAAAAGCTGTTGGCCCCATATTTAAGCGGGACTGGCAACAAGTGGTGGAGGGCGAACTAATGTCCTACGCCGCGCTTGTTGAAAAGCAGTTAACGTTAGCCTTCCAGCTGAGCAAGAGCTTGGCAGTGGATGTGGTGTTTCTAGGCACAGGGAAGGCCCCTGCTGAGTTCGATTTCAGCACCGGGACAGTGCCCACTACTAAGGACACACCGCAAGTCTATGCAAAGGCAATTCCTTCCAAGTTTTCCCGCACTACCACGGGGGAGACAATGAATCTCCTGGTCAGCGCCCCTGAGGCAGCGACTCTTCACCATTATGCCACAGTACAGGTAGATCTTGTAAATTGGCAAGTGGTGGCGAAGATCACCTCTAATCGCTACACAGCGTTACTATCCCTGAGCAGGACTATCTAATGGGCAAATACGCTAATTTAGAACAAGATGTCTTCAGCGTCTTCGCATCATCAGCGTGGGCAGATGAAGGTATCCGTACATTTCCAACGAATTATATTGCGGTGGACAGCAGCAGCGAGTTTATTCGCGTTTCTGTGATCCCGAGTGGCAGAGGGATTAACCGTCACTCTCTTGCGGGAATTTTGATTATTGATATATTTATCTCTGCAGGCAAAGGCACCAGACGTGCCTTCGAAATAGCAGACAAGCTTGACTCTTACTTATTAAACAAAAGCCTAACGACGGATTCATTAACACTAACGCAATTTGGGCTTAGCTCATTATCTGCGGGCAGTGTTGATACCCAGAATGCCGCTTTATTTAAGAGCAGCTACTCAATAACTTTCAGTTTCTTCGGAAACCAAACTTAATTTAAGGAATTACAACATGGCACATATTACCACTTTATCAGCAGTAATGTTCTCTGATTTATCAATGACTAAATACGCTGTAACTGAAGTTCAGTGGGCTGCATTGCAGTCTAGCACAGCAACAACAGCGGCAGCTAACTTGGCAAAATTGTTCGACAATAAAGGCACAGCTGCCGACAGTGCTACTTATGACACGCTTACTGGGACAGGCACAATTGATATTGCGGCCAACGAGTTCGTCTCTATTTCGCATTTGAAAGAGTTCCCTTCTTTAGGCACTCCTGCTAACATTGTAAAAGTACCTGAGTACGGCTCACCTGTATCTAAACAAATCCAAGGTCAAGCGGATGCGCCTACGATGGAGATCACGCTCAACTACATCCCAGACTTGTGGGCAGGTAACCATGTAGATGGCAAGACTACTAACCCTAGAGTTAACGACCAAACCTTGTACGTATTCCGCTTTACCTTAATGGCCAAAGATCCGTTAGGAAAGTTGACTTCACAAGGCTTGGCGGGAGTCACGGCAAACTCAGGCGGAACTGGTGGAGTTGCCGGAACAGCGCATTCATGCTTCTATTTCTTAGGCAAATTAGAAGCTTTAGAAGTGACAGCTAGCTTGACAGAAGCGGTTACTGCTAAATTGACCATTTCTGCTCAGTCAGAAATCAAAGGCGCATACACAAACGCGGCAACCACTGCAGCATAATAGCACTTCCTGACTACGGCGGCATTCGTTGCCGTAGTCTTCTTCATTCAATATCGGAGCAAAAAAAAATGCCCCCAGATACACCATTCAGTATTGACTATGTGATTGGCTTAACAGTCAAACATATGCTGAAAAGCATTGACGTCAGTATCAATAAAACATTCGAACGTACACGCGATGGTTCCCTCTCAAAAGAGAAGATCTCAGAAGCTTTTGAGGCACTATCAGTACTTCACCAAATGCGAGCGCAGTTAGATGAACGCAAATTCAATTAAAATTAATAAGGTAAATAACATGTCAGAAGTAGCGAAAGGTATCAAAAGTTTAGTTGGCCAAAGAATGACCAAAACAGTTAAGTTCTTAAACAGTGATGTTAAGATTTCTAAATTATCAGTAGCCGAAGTCTTGGACATCCAAAACAAAGCAAAAGATATCGAGAAAGATGAAACAGCTGGCTTGGAATTGTTGAAGACTGTAATCAGATCGGCGGTTGAAGGCGGCAAAGACCTGGACGATGGAGACTTTGACGATTTCCCTATGGATGAGTTGTCTAAACTATCTAATGAGATTATGAAGTACTCTGGCTTAGGTCAAGAAGCGGGAAAGTCCGCTTAAGTGACGAAGAGTTACCTCTTTTTGAGCTTGCGTATCATCTAAAGATGCCCCTCTATCAGATATACGAAGAGATGACATACGAGGAATTACTAGGCTGGTTCAATTATCTAGAACAGCGACCAATAGACTGGCGAGCTGATGATAGGGCTGTCAAGCTATTACAAGTTCAAGGGGTGAAAGAAAAGCCCTGGCAACTCTTTACTTCACTCGATGCCATCTATAACCGTAAAGAAGCGGCAGAAGGAGGCGCGTTTGATGCCAAGGCCTTCGCACGCTCTGGCTTCTTCGCGAAATTGCATAATGCAACTGGTGGGGACATAGTATTGTAGGAGACAACGAGATGGCAGTCAGGTTCAAACTAGATCTAAAGAAAGAATTCGAAAGATCGGCAGAAGAGAAAAAGGATAGTGAGGCGCACAAGATCGTTCAAGCGCTTCGAGATCATACCCCAGTGGACACAGGTCGTGCCCGAGATGGGTGGGCTTACAGGGATGGGGCCATCGTCAACGACGTCGAGTATATAAGTGAATTGAACTCAGGATCGAGCAAACAAGCACCCTCGCATTTTATCGAAAAAACCCTCCTTGCAAACAACCATGTAACACCAAACGGCACTCTTGTGGTGTCAAACTAAAAACACCCCCTCATTGATACCTTCTGGTTTCGGTAAGGGGGTTTTTAATGGAGATCAAAATGTCCGGTATTATAATCGACGTCGAGGCAAATACTAGGAAAGCTCAGAGAAACCTAGAGGAAGTCAATGCCTCCGTAAAAAATATTTCATCAAGTGTAGATACGCTATCGAGCGGGTTAAAGACAGCGATGATCTCGTTAGGCTCAGCCTTTGCAGTTGACCAAGCATTCTCACAGCTAACAGCAATCTCATCCGGCCTTCAAAATGTAGAAAATCAAATCGCGCTAGTAACTGGGCGGTCCTTTGAGTTGTTAAATGTCCAACGCCAACTCAAAGATGTGGCGATACAGACGTATGCCACCTACGCGGATACTGGCGCCATCTTTAGCTCGTTCGGCCGCTCAATGGGGGAAATGAAGGCCACTAGCAAGAGCTTGGTGTCGTTAACCAAAACAGTACAACAGTCTATTAGTATTTCAGGCGCTAGCGCTGAGTCGGCCAAAGCCGCTATAATCCAGCTTGGCCAAGGCATGTCTGCAGGGGCGCTGCGGGGGGAAGAGCTAACTTCCGTGATGGA